GCGCCAGGACGCCCAGCAGCTTGACGGCCAGCTCGGTGAGCGGCGGCAGCAGCTTCGCGATGGCGGCGGCGAGCTGCGCCGCGATCAGGGCGGAGAGCTGGCCGATGAAGTTGATCAGCGGGCCGAGGACCGGCACGAGCCCCTTGATCAGGGCGTTGATCAGGACTGCGAGAGGCCCGACCAGGCCCTCCAGCGCGTCACCGAGGATCGCGAAAACGCCCGTGTTCTCCAGCACGGTGAACACGCTGCTGATCGCCTTGGCGAACACGGTGAGTGACGGAGCGATGGCCTGAAGTAGCTGGGCTAGCGCTCCGAACGCGCTCACCAGGTCACCGAGCACCGCGCCCGCCAGGGAGGCCAGCACGTTGCCCACCAGGGTCAGGAACGGCAGCAGCGCCTTGACCACCCCGGCGAGCTGCACGAACACCGGGGCCAGGGCGGTGGCGAAGATGGCGGCCAGGTGCCCGATGATCGGGAACAGCGCCGACACAACGTCGAACAGCGCCTTGAGGATGATGGAACTCTGGGACAGGACCGGGGCGAAAATAGCGAGCATCTGGCCAAGGCTGCTGCCCAGCTCACCGAAAATATGAGCGAGCGCGGCGACGGCCGGGGCCGACGCCTTGACCAGGGTATTCAGGCCGGGCAGCAGCCCGGAGACCAGCGCCCCGATGCCGTCGATCAGTGGGCGGATCACGGGCGCGGCGGCCCGGAATCCCTGGGCCAGCAGCGGAAGCCACTGCCTGGCCAGGTCGCCTATCCCCGCGATCAGCGGCTGGGCCAGGGTGAACGCCGACTTGAAGAAATTGGTCAGCGGGCCGGTCAGCCCCTGCAGCAGGGACGCTACCTGCTTGAGCGGCCCGGCGAACATAGGGGCGAAGTGGCCGGTGAAGCCCTGCCACCAGTTCGAGATCTGCTGCTCGGACTTGTAGATGGACTGGAGACCTGGGGATAGCGCACTGAGCTGAGCGTTAGCCCCTGCTAGCTGCTGGCTGGCAGCCTGGGCCTGCGCCGGGGTCTGAGCCGCCGCTTGCGCCGCCTTGGCTGCGGTGATTGCCTGGGACACCGGGCTGATCTGGGACTGCGCCCCCGAGAACAGCGCGCCGAGCGCGCCCGCGCCGAGCGCTGCGGGAAGCAACGGGGCCACACCGCCGAGCAGCGCGGGGATCGCGCCGATCCCGGCACCACCCAGGCCGACGATACCCGCCGACTTGAGCCCCAGGCCGAGGATGCCAGGGCCGATCCCGCCACCGAGGTTACCGGCGAATCCGGCAGCGGCGCTCCCGCCGGACTTGCCGCCCGAGCTGCCGCCCCCGCCGCCGCCGCCGCCGAAGAGGCCGCCCACCGAGGACAGGAACGACCTGGCCCACCCCTTGCCCGCCTGGTCGCCGTTGGCCTGTGCCGCCGCCGTCGTCGATCTCGCCGCGTTCGGGTCGAGCTTCGTCTTGACGGTGGTGGTGATGGTACCGCCGCTGACCGGGAGCCCGACGACGCTCACCCGGTCCTTGGTGGTGATGGCGTTGTTGGTCGGGGCACCGATCACGTTGACGCGGTTGGTGGTGGTGGTGTTCTGCGGTGCGCCGACGATGTTGTTACGGACGGTGTTGGTGCTGCTGGTGTTGCCGGGGGTGTTGCTGCCGAGGATCTGGCCGACCGTCGTGCCTGACCGCGACGACGACGACGACGACGACGACGACGACGGGCCGGGGGTGCCGCCGCCGCCGGGCTGGGACAGGATCTTGCCGAGCAGGCCCTGCTGCGCCGACTGCTGCGGGGACGGTGCCCCGGTGACCGGGTGCGGGGAGAACAGCGCGTTGAGCGCGCCGAGCACCGACCCGTTGGGGCTCGACCGCAGCCGCGACATCGCGTCCTTGGAGATCGCGTTGTCGAGCTGGGAGAACGCCTGGCGGGCCTTGGACGTGCTGGCGTCGTCGAAGACGGCCGAGATCTTGACTCGGTGCGGATCGTCGGTGAGCCGCTTGACCCGCGCCTCGGCGGCGTCCATGTCCCGGTTGAACTGGGAGGTATCGACGGTGAGACGCGACTCGATTGCCCCTGCATCGAACACTGCGCCTCACCGCCTCTCTACCACTGCCGCCTGCTCCTGGGGTCGGCCTCCAGCTCGGCTCGCATCTTCGCAAGGTCGATCACGGCGACCCCGGCGTCCACGTTCTCCCTGATCGTGGGGCCGTCCATCCCCGGTGCCACTTCTCCGCCGCCGAACGCGCCCGCGTCCTCGCCGCGCTTGAACGGGATGTCCTGGTCGGCGTCGAGACCGTCCAGGTAGACCTGCTGCACGTCCCAGGGCATGGCCTCCCAGGTGGCCATGTCGAAGTACAGGTACCGCCGAACGACGTAGAGGATTACCCGGCGCGAGCGGGAAGCTTGGTCACATTGCTCCCACCGCCGGGCGCGGCTTCCGGGGACATCACCTCCCGCTGGAGCCAGGCGTAGAACATGACGCGCATGCGAATGGGCAGGTCAAGGATGTCCTGCTTGGACGGCTCGCCCGAGCAGAGCTGGGCGAAGACCCCGGCCATGTCCTCGTGGAACTGGATTACGACCTCCGGGTCCAGGTCGTCCACGGCCAGGAACAGCTCCTGGATATCCACGTCGGTGCCGTCGGTCATGGCCTTGGGCAGCTTCTCCCTGACCCCCTTGACCAGCTCCTTGACCTGGGCCATGTACTGCGCGATCTGCCGGTCGTTCGGCTCCTTGATCACGCCGTGTATGGCCTTGGGGTAGTCCTTGGTGCGGAAGTCGTAATCGAGCGGATCGACTACGGTTGCCGCGATGAAGCCTGTCATCTGTTCCCCTTTCCAAGCGCTAGGAGGTGGCGACCGCCGTGAGATCCGTCCAGGTGATCGCGTTGAACGGGCAGATGGCAGTCAGTGTGAGCGGGTAGAGGCGCTGCTGGGCGGCGCGGCGGAACGCGGTCTGCACCTGACCGGCCGAGACCACCACGGGGACATACAGCACGCGGGCGAAGCCGAGCTGGTTCTGCCCCACCAGGGCGACCGACAGCGTCTGGAAGCTGGTGGACAGGGTCAGCACCGACTTGCCGGGCTGACCGGCACCGGCCGCCGTGGTCGCCGTCACTCCGCCGTTGCCCCACGCCATGTTGATGTGGGCCAGCGTCTCTTCGGAGAGGTTGGTGGTGAGCTGCAGGTCGGCGGTGTTGACCGCGACGCCGACGGGGGTCGGCTGCTCTTCGATGTTGATGTTCTGGGTGGTGGGGTTGAAGGTCAGCGTGACACCGGCCTCGGTCGAGCCGATGTAGCTCCACCCGGCGGTCGCCCACGCGGTGCCGACACCCAGGTTTGCGTCTGTCGGGACGCTCGCGCCCACGCCCAGCGAGGGGTTGGGAGCGGTGAACATGAGCCCCACGCCGTAGATGACGTTGGTGGTCGTGTAGGCCGGTGGGGTGTACGGCAGCGATGGCACAGCCCGTTATCCTTCCGTGGTCAGCGTGACACCCGCGTTGTCGGCCGCCTGCTGAAGGGCGGACAGGCGGTTGCGGGGCACCGGGACGAAGTCGTTCCCGACGTACATGCCGCCGAACAGGATCGACTCGTGCGGTGCCTCTACCTTGACGTTGATGGTGGGCGGGCCTCCCGCGCTCGCCTCGATCTCGGCCGCCTCCCGGCGCAGGGCGGCTGCCCTGGCCAGGGGGTTGGAGTCGTCCGACGGGGGAGCCGGGCGCGCTTCCTCGGCCGTAGCCGGGGGGCGGATCATGGTGGTGGGCTGCGGCACTGCCTGCTGGACCCCGCCCGCCTGGGGCACGGGGGCGGCTGGCTGCTGGTCCCCTGGAGCCGGAACCGGCGGCTGGGCCTGCGTGCTCTTCTCGTCTGCCACGGTCAGGGTCCTCTCAGGGCTGGATGCTGGACATGTTGTAAGCGCGGACGCACAGGGTGGTCGTGGTGGTGAACGCCACGGCGTAGCAGCCCTGGGCCGCCGCTGGCCAGGACCCGATCGACGGCGATCCCGCGATGCTGGCGTTGACCAGGTTCAGGTTCTGCACGTCGTAGGTCACCGGGCTGAACGGGCCGAGCCAGCCGGACTCGCTGATCGCGATCGTCTTGGCCGTGGAGGCGGGCAGCACCTGGCCCGCTACCGGGTCGTTGATCAGCACCTGGGCGACTCCGGCTGGAACTGATGCACTGGTGTTGAAGTACCAGAGCCACACGTTGCCCGTGTTGGGCACCAGCACCACGTTGTTGGAGCCCCACGCGGTGCCGAAGGCGTTGCCCGCGCCAACCAGGTCGATGCCAGCCGTGGGGATAGCGCCGCTGAAGAACGTGCCGGTCAGCGGGTTGGCGTTCATGTTGACGGAGGTCAGCGGGGTGGTTAGCAGTCCGGCCATCAGGTCACTCCAGTCCGGTGGTGATCAGGTAGGTGCACACGTACTCGAACCGGCGTTCCTGTGGATCGAGGGGGAGCGGGGTGGGCGTGCCGCCGGAGCGGGTGACCATCTTGATCAGCACCCCGTCCACCGTCACGTTGCGCGGGGCGTTGAGGATCAGCACGTCCAGCCGCTCGGACATGAGCTGCGGCGTGTCGGGGTCGTCGGACGGGCCGCGCAGCCGGGCCTGGAAACCCCAGGTGTCGAGCCCGGCTTCCTCGGTGATCCAGCCAGGGCCGGGGGAGGGCGTGATCGTCAGCAGCCGGTCGGGGGAGCCGATGATCTCCGGCCCGTGGGAGACCGGGAAGCCAGTCTCTGGGGTCACGTCCCAGCCGAGGGAGATGATCCAGTCCTCGATGACCTGTGTCTTGCCGACGGTCGGCAGTGGCTGGGGGTATGTCACAGCCGCCCCCTGAGTGCGTGCGGCTCGTTCTTGCCGGGGATGACCATGACCTTGCCGTGGCGCATGAAGTAGACCGTCAGGCCCGCCGCCAGGCGCATCCGCAGGATGGCGCGGCTCTTGGTCTTCAGCTCTTCCTCGGTGAGCCGGTTCACCTTGGGGGCGCGGTCGTAGACGGTGCGCTCGCCCACGGTCACGGTGGGGTGACCTGAGCGTGCCAGGTCGCCCCACTCGCGGGGAGCGCTGACCTCCACCTGGTCACTCAGGTGCTCGGCGGCGCGCTCCAGGGCCTTGACCCCGCCGTCGGCCAGGACTTCGCTGGCGTACCACTCCAGGTAGGTGCGGTAGCCGTCGTAGAGCGGGCCTTCCAGGTACTTGGCCCGGCCGCCGCGCGGGTGGTGCAGGTTCATGTCTTCGTGCTGGAAGTGCGCGTAGACCTGGTCCACCACCACGTGCATGGTGACGCGCTGGCCGTTGCCGGTCTGCCTGCGCAGCAGGTCGATGCGCTCAGCGAACGTGGTGGTCATCCCTGGGACACATCCCCGCCGGTCAAGGGGCCGCCGTCGGAGCGCGGCGTCCAGAACGGGGAGTCGGACTCCAGGTGGCCCGTGTACGGGCTGATCCGCGTGTTGCTGTCGTCTCCCGTGAAGACCGGCGGAATCCTGTTGATCACCAGGCCCACCTCCTGGTTGACGCCCCCGGCGTTGGCCGGGTCCAGCCGCAGCTCGCCCTTGCGGGCGGCCTCCAGCATGGTCATGGCGTTCTGGTACGCCAGGTAGGCCGGGTGGTCGTTGGGCATCGCCTTGCCCTTGAGGTACGTCCGCCAGGCAAAGAAGATGCCTAGGTCAAGGGTGAGGTCGTGGAAGATGTCCGGCGGGATGGCCTGCGGGTTGGAGCTGTCCATGACCGTGCCGAAGTACACCGACACCCGGTTGCTGGCTGTCTGCAGCGCCAGGGTGAGCTGGGGCGCACTCAGTTCAGCGGGGGTGCCGGTGCCCTGGTCCGTGCCCTGGAGGGCAAGGGTCAGGTCGGCTACGGTCGCGTACAGCACGGTGGCCACTGGGTTACGGCACCACCCACGCGAGCACGAACGCGGCGGCGGCGGCGAACGCCCAGGTCCAGGCGGTGATGTCCCCGAGCGCGTCACCGCTGGCGGCGAACGCGGCGATGACGAACAGCACGGCGGAGATAAGCAGCATCCACCAGGGGTGCGTGCCACGGGCGTAATAAGGAGCTGGAGCCGGTGCGACGGGGGCCATCAGTTCTGCCCCCAGTTGTAGACGCCCGGCCAGCTCGGCTGCTGGCCCAGGAAGTTCTCCAGGGCGGCCGGGTTGATCGAGTCGGAGCTGACCTGGGTGCACTGCTGGGCGCTCTCGGCGGTGATGAAGCCGGAGAGCGCGGTGGCCAGCGCCGACCCGGCCTTGAGGTCAAAGACCGTGCCGCGCGGGATGCGCGTGTTGGGCACCCCGTCGTAGGTGAACGTCCCGGCGGGGATGTCCTTGATGACGATCTGCGGGTTGAGGGCCATCAGTTGCTCACTCCCGTGGCTAGGCCGCTCTGCCCCAGCGTCGCGTGCTGCGCGTAGGGGAGCGCGGTGTACGGATTCCAGCCAGCCGCCTCGGCCTGGGTGTTCATGGCGTAGTAGCCGGGCAGCTCTTCCTCGTCGATCGGGTTGGTCCACGCCCAGGTGGGTGCCGCCGACCCGTACCAGGTGATCGAGCAGCCGGGGGGAACTTCCAGGCTGACGCCCGTGGTGTTCGATCCGACGACAAGCGCCGTCCAGGTCCAGGTGGGGGTGGCCACGGTGTAGGCGATGTTGATCGTGCCGCCAGCGGGCACCACGTAGGTACCGGCTGCGGTGCCGACCGACGAGCCGTTGACGTTGACGGCGGTGATGGTCGCGCCGTTGGCCCCGATCACCACCAGCACCGGGAAGCTGTTGCTGTTGGTGGCGTTGACGCCGGTCGCCGGGACGGCCGGGGTGTTGACCACCGGGGGGTTGGGCGCGCTGACCGCGACAGCCGTGATGGTGCCGCCGGTCACGGCGACATCGACGTTCTGCCCGGTCGGGTTGGCCGCCGCGACCCCGGTAGCCGGGACGGCTGGTGCTGTGACTGCCATGACTGGCCCTCCTAGTTGCTGATGGCCTCGCGGCCCACGTCGTCCTGGCCTGGCACGTAGGCGCGCAGCACGCCGAGCCCGTTGAGCACGCCGTAGAGCACGCCGCCCGGCGAGCCCGAGTCGAGCACCAGCACCGCCCCCTTGGGGATGGTCGTGCCCCAGTCCTCGGCCCCCGCCGACGTTGAGGTGTTGCCGTACCCGGCCGCGCCGCCCGTGCCAGGCTCCCCGGCCACGACGGTGGCGGCAGTGCCCTGGGGGATGACGGTCGTGGCCGTGACCACGAACTTGTTAAGTGAGACAGCCACGGCACCTCCTTAGTTGGTCGTCTGCGGGTTGGCTTCCTGGCCGCTCAGCGTCGGGGCCGCGACCGCGACCGACACCGCCTTGCCGGAGGCGTGGGCGTTCATGCACGGGGTGACCGGCACGGACGTTCCGGTCGGTGTCCCGCTGACCTGGACCGTCTCGGACAGGGCGGCGTCGTTGATGAAGAGAAGCTGGCCGATAGAGAACTGCGTGCCGCCGGAGGCGAACGGCAGGGCGACCGCCCCGGCGCTGAACGCGCCGCTGGTGGAGAGCGGGCTGGAGCCCGCGCCCATCGTCATCGGCCACTCGCACCCGCCGCAGACGTAGTTCAGGTCGTCAGCCAGGCCCACCATCATCCGTTGCACGCGGCATCGCGGGCAGCGCACGAATGCGCTGACCGGCTGGTCTGTCCCCGCGATGTACGGCACGGCTACTTCTCCTTGCGCCCTGTGAGGCCGGGGTTCTGCGCCTTGACGGCGGCCATCAGATCCTGGTCGGCCCCGACCATGACCTCAGTGCGGCTGGTCGGCCCGCCCCCGCCGGGCACGATGTCGATCGCGTCCTGGATGGAGGGGGTGCCGCCCTGGGCGACTTCGACCGTCTGCGCCTCTGGGACGCTGACCGTCTGCTCGACCAGGCGGGACGCGCCCTCCGGGTCGGGGCGGGCCATGTCCGTGCCAGGCGGCGGCTGGACCGGGCGCATGATCGGCCCGGACAGCAGCGACGGGTGCGGCTTGGGCGGGCGGTTGGCGTCCACCTCGCTCTTGAGGCGGATCACCGCGACCCTGCGCCCGTCCCGGTCGCCGTGGCGGAGGAACTTGGCCGCCTCGTCGTCGGTGAGCCACACCGTGTCGCCAGCGGGCACCAGGTCAACCTGCCGGTCTTCCTTGGTGTTGTCCCGGCGGGGCACGGACAGGTTGGTCAGCGCCACGTACTCGCGGCCGACCCGTACGCCCGGACCCTGCACGACGCCGATGTTCGCCTTGACGAGCAGCTTCTCAAGCGTCTTCAGCTCGGCGGGGGAAAGGCCGCGCGGCTCGGTCGCCGCCGCCGGTCGCTCCTGCGTTTCTGTCATGTCACACTCCCGAAAGCAAGCAGATCGCCAGCGGCTGGTCAAGGCCGATGGCGGATGCCCGCTGGGTGTCGGAGCGCCAGGTCTTGCGCGGCTCGTCGCGGTAGAGAGGACCCGCGTAGAAGGGAAGCTCGTCCGCGTAGAAACCGGCGCGCTGGCGCTGCATCACGATGGCGTTGCCAGGGGGCACCTGGCGGGAGACCAGCACGTCGAGATTGAGGATTTTCTGGGGCAGCATGCCGGTGTACTGCAAGTTCTCACTTGCGATGTCACCGATGTACGGCGCGGCGAACGTGCTGGACTGCAGCAGCGTGTTCTTGGTGCCGTGGTTGATGATCAGCGTGTCGGCCTCGAAGCCGAGCCACTGGGTGACACCCGACGGCGAGACGACGTTGGCGTTCTCCACCAGGTACATCGCCTGGGCGATGTCCGAGCGGGTGGTGGCCGCAGCGGCGGACCACGGGTTGGAGACCGCCAGGGTCTGGATCGAGGCGTTGGCCACGACGGCGCTGTAGAACGCGGTGTTCCACGAGTAGACCATCGTGTTCTTGACCTGCATCAACTGCCGGGTCACCGGGTCGATGGACTGCCGACGCCGCATCTCGTCGGAGACCATGATCGCCATGGCGCGCTCGTGGGCGAACACCACGCGCGGGTTGCCGATGCTGGTCGGCACGACCGGCACCTCAGCGAACTCAGACCTGATCTCGGGGAAGTCGTCCGCGTACAGCGGCGTGCTCTCCGAGTAGCGCACCGCGCCGCTGACGGCGGAGCCGCCCATGCGCAGCACCGAGTCCATGATGAACTCGTTCTGCGTGATATCGAAAATGAGAGCGGGAATGACCAGGGGGTCCTTCAGCAACTCATTGACGGTTACTCTGGGGCCGTCACTAAACCCCCGTGCGCCGACTGGCATTGGTCAGTCCCTTCGCTCTCTTAGAAGACCCTCGCGCGGCCGAGGAAAAAGACCGCTGATCCGAGTCCGCCGATGGCCTGGGTGAGCATGGCCGTGGCCACGCCGCCAGGGTGGGTGCAGACGCCGACTACCTGGTCCGCTGCCGGGCCTGCGCCAGCGCCGGACACCGCGCCGACGTTCGACGAGTGAATGATCAGCTTCTGGCCCTGGAGCACCTGGGCGGCGTACCAGACCCAGATGTCGTAGCCCCCGGCGTACACCGCGCAGTAGTCGGTGAGAACCGAGATGTCGATCAGCGGCTCGCCGTAGGTGTTGGGCGAGCCGGTCTGGGCGCTCAGCACGTTGGCGTCGTTGCCCGCCACGCCGAGGACCGTGGTGGACGCGGACAGCGCGGGCTTCACCGTGTAGTCGGTGGTCCCGGCGGACGCCGTGTTGGGCTGCACGAACTGGCCGCCGAAGATCAGTGTGGCGACCTGAAGACTCGCAGGCCCCATCTTGTAGTGCGGCAGGGAAGCCGACATAGGTCAGGTCTCCTAACTTGAGTTACTTACGTTGACGGCTTCACCCTGCGTGTCATGCGTCTCGCTGGCCGCGTGGGCACCGTTGCTGTTGAGAGGGTTGTTGACCGCCCGGAGGTTGCCCGCGCCGATGCTCGTGACCTGGGCAGGCGTGAGGTGGATGACCGCTCCCTTGGCGACGCGCTCGCCCATGTACGTCACCGCCTTCATCACCAGGTACGGAACGTTCGGATTCGCGGGCACGGGGTTACAGGCCCGTCTGCGAGCGGAAGCGGTTGACCAGGCTGCCGCGCGCCTCGTCGGCCCGCTGGCTGGTGTCCGGCTCGTCCATCGAGCTGCCCATCTCGGCCGACATGTCGAGCATGCTGGCGGCCTTGCCGAACTCGGTGAGCACCTTGCGCATCACCAGGCCCACGTCAGTGGTCTGCCCGTTGGACATCTCCAGCACGTGCCCGGTGCCCTGGAGCACCGGCCGGGCCAGCTCGGTGATGAACGGGGGGACGCCCAGGTTGACCAGCCGCCGCTTCTCGTTCTCGAACGCCTGCTTGTCGTGCTCGTTCTGGAGCACGGCCATCTGCCGCTGGGTCTCCGCGAGCTGGTAGTTGGCCAGCTCGACACTGCCCATGCCGTAGTCGTTGGAGAAGTCAGCGCCCGCTCCGACCAGCTCCTGCTGCTGGTACTCCTGCTCCGGTTCGATGTCGAACTCGGCGGCGACCTGATCGAACTCTTCGTCGGTCATCTCGTTGATGGCCGCGACCAGCACGTCCTCGTCGTCGTAGTCGTCGTATGCCACGTTGCCGTCGCCTTCCCCGCCGCTGGCGGTCTCGATGTCCGCCAGGCCGTCCATCAGGGCGCTGAGCCTGTCAGGGTCCAGTTCGAGCAGCCTGGCCAGCTTGCCCTGCTGCTCTGGGTCAAGATCGGGCATGATGCTGCCCCCTTCCTCTCCGGCGAAAGTCGCCGCTGACAGGTCGATGATCATGTCGGGGGCGTTGGACATCTCCACGGCCTCCCAGGACCCGAGTCCGGGGATGCGCGGGTCCAGCGTGCCCAGGACGTGCTGGATGGCGACCGGGAAGTATTGGCCGTCGGCCCGCGCGTAGTCTTCGACGATCCGCGCCGAGACGCCCAGCTTGGGGTTGGACATGAGGATCTTGTTGCCCTCGGGCGTGGTCTGCGCGGTGACCCACAGCCCGTCCTTCTCCACCGATACGCCGGTCACCCAGCCGCGCGTGCGCTCTGGGTTGTTGGTGTGCTTGTTCTCGTCGGTGGCGAGCTGGAATGGCACCTGGTCGTACGCGCCCTTGCGGAACGACTCGGCCAGTCCCTTGAGGTATTCCTCGTCGAAGTCCAGGACCCGCCCCTGGTAGTGGATCTTGCCGATGGGGAGCACCCGCTTGCGCCAGGTCTGGGGGCTGACCTGGCGCGCGGGGGACCGGCTGAACGGGAGGCGGATCTCGGCGGGCATCTGCTTACTTGCCCCCGAAAGACCCGGCGGTCTTGGTCTGCGCCCGCTTGGCCATCGCCATCGCCACCGGCGGCTTGACGCCCTTGGCGATCAGCTTCTTGTAGATCCCCTGGCCGCGCGGGGACAGGCCGTTGGAGTCGGAGCTGGTGTCGGAGCTGGCCGCGTCGTCGTTGTCGCCGTCGTCGTTGGCCAGGCGGACGGCCGGGATGCCGTACTGCTGCATGAGCGGCGTCTGCACGGGGGGCTGGGTGAACGGCTCGGCGGCGGCCTCGCGGTTGTACGTGCCGAACATCTCGATCAGCGCGGCGCGCTGGTGGCGGTGCGGGGTCAGGGCCTTGCCGTTGACGACGGGGGTCCAGCCGTCATCGGTGCGCTTCATATGGCCGACCTCGTTGCCGCCCCTGCGGTGGCGGACAACCGCCGTGCCGTCGGCGGCACGGGAGACCATGATGTCGGTGTCCTGGCGTACAGGCAGCCGCCGGGCCAGGCCGATGACCCGGCCGCGCGGGTAACTGTTGGCAGCCTGGATCGCGTTGCCCTGGGACTTCAGCAACGCGAGGGACTGGTTGACCTTGCCCTGGCCCTTGAGCTTCGCGGTTACCGCCTTGGCAGCGTCCTGCGCGCTCATTCCCCGGCTCATGAGCTGCCGCACGCTGTCCACGGCGTTGGCCGGGGTCACGGTGTTCAGGATCTGCTGGTGCTCAGCACTTTGGATGCCGCCCATGAGGCTGGATATGTCCCGCGCCGCCCCGGCGTTGGCCTTCGGGTCGCTCTTGATCCCCGCAGACAGCGCGCCGCGTGCGGCGGCTCCTACGGCTCCCCTGATCCACCCGTGACTCCACCCCTTGGGGCCGACGAACTCCAGGGCGTCCTGCTCGTACGGATTAGACATCGCTTGCCGCCCAATTGCGCGCGCAGCCCTCCTAATGGGGATGCTCCCTGGCGCAATGGTACGGCTCAGATCTGCCTGTCTGCTAGCAGGCAGTACGGTGTCTAGGTGTTTTTATCTGCCCGCTTCACCAGGTCAGGTGCCGCTTTTTCCGCATCTTCCTGGGAAACGCCTGCCTGGATCATTGCCTGTATCAGATTCTCTATTCCGTACTGTTCAGGCGTCTTTTCCTGGTCCATTTACATCCCCCGCACGTAGTCGTGGATGGTGGTGGCGAGGGGGATGACGGCGGCGGCCAGCATGGCGGCGACCGGGCTCAGCCCGAGAGACAGCCCGCCCAGGGCGACCCCCAGGTTGGCGGCGGCGAACAGGTTATACATGACCAGGTGGGTGCGGTCCTGGTGGTCGCTCTGGTTCGTGACCCGCGAGTGCTCGCCGCGAATCGCCGCGATCAGTTTCTGCTGCCCCTTGTGCACCTTCGACATGCTCTTTTGCAGGTCTTCGTGCTGCTGTGCGGTGATCTGGCCAACCTGCTTGGCTACCTCGGCAGCCACCCGCGCGTCGATGTACGTCTTGAGCGCGGCCATGCTCGCGCCCGGCTGGGCCAGGGCAGCCAGGGCCGGGTCAGTCTGCTGCAGCCCCTCGCCAACCGTCTTGGCCCCCGCGTCCCTGGCTGTCTGCGAGCGCTCTCTGGCCATGGCCTGGGTGGCTTCCTGCGGTGTCTGGTAGTGCTTCGCGCCGGAGTCCTTCAGCGCCTGGGCACGGCCACTCAGCCGGGTGGGTGCCGTGGGGGAGGACGCCTTCGCCGCCGCCCGGTCAGCCCGCGTCATCTGCGCCTGGTGCGCCGCGAGCATCTGCTTCATCTCGGGTGTCATCGGGCGCTGGCCAGCGATCGGCGGTGCGGGAGTGTACTTGGACCCCCGCTGCTTGGTCCCCTGGCTCTTCGCCTCGCTGACCGCCTGCTTGATGTCGGCGTTTCCTGCCTTGGTGGCCGCGTCCTGCGCCTTGCGTGCGACCTCCGCGTCGTGCTTGACCTTCCACTCCGCGTAGTCGTCGTTGAAGAACCCGCCGACCACGGGTATCCAGCCGTGGCGGAAGGTGTACTGAGTGCCGGGGATGTGGTGGTGGCCAATGGCGGCCAGCTCGATCTGCTCGCTGATCGTCACCGGGCTGCTGAGCTGTGCCGACACTAGGCGGGGCGGGCGCTCTGGAGCGTTCACCGCACCGGCTAGGCGGGACAGCATCTGGCTGGTGTCCTGGATCTCCGCCAGGGCGTCCCCGCTGGCCGCCGCCGCCAGCTCATTGACCCGCTCCAGGGCGGCGACCGCCCGGCCGGGCGGGTCCTGCCAGGCCCAGCGGGCGATCGAGCGCGCCTGCGCGCCTGCCGCCGTCAGTTGGACGTTCATGTCGCCGCCCTCTCTGCCTGAAGCGCCTGGACGCGCTGGACAGCCGCCCTGCGTGCCTGGGCAACTGCCTGCTGGATGTTGCCTTTCCCCCACTCGTCAAGGAGGGAGGTGGACGTGCTGTCCAGCACGGATTCCCTGGTCTTGGCGTCTAGTTCCATGTCCGCGATGACGTGCTGCGCCATCACCCTGGGCTTGGCCGCCGTGCCCACCGCGTTTATCTCGTCAGACATCCGCAGGATCTCGTCCTGGGTGGCCTGGTCGTCCTCACCCTTGCCAGTATGCATCTGGGCGATGGTGGAGACCCAGTCATACGCCTGCGCTGCCTGATGCTTATAGTGTCCCCAGGCTTTGCCTCTCCTGATCGCCGCCGGGGCGCTTCTCTCGGCGGCCAGGTCGTCCATCGTCTTGCTGGCGGTCGTGTCCGGGGTGAACGGCAGCCCGTTCAGCTCCGCCAGCAGCCGCTGCTTGGCCAGGCTGCCCTTGTCGAGCACCGGCCGGTCACCCACTCCCGCCTGGTCAAAGAAGTCGGCCGCGTGCTGGATCATGCCCAGCTCGGTGAACCCTTCCTCGATCTGGGAGCTGGGGTAGTTCTGGTACGCCTGCCTGTCCCCGTTGGTGTTGCGGCTCTCGCCTTCGGGGACCACGGCGTGGATCATCTCGTGAAACGGCACCGTGTAGGCGTTGGTGTCGTCGATCGGGCCGCCGCCCTTGTCGTCCGCCAGGGTCTCGGCCACGCTCTGCGCTATCGAGACGTGCCCTTTCCAGTCCACGTCGGCCAGCAGGAGGGGATTCGACGCATCGGGGAACAGCGTGGGCGGCTTGCCGTCCCAGTCCAGGTGCGTGTTGCCGCCGAACATGCCGGGTACCGACGCGGCCGACGTGCGCATGAGGTCCCCGACCGCCGCCCGGCTGCGCGCGTCGCTCACTGCCGTCTTCTGGCCGGGGTGCCCGTAGCCCGCCAGGGCCTCCACCGGGTCCTTGACCCACTCACCATGATGCCCGCGCAGCTCGTTCCGCCAGGCGTCCTTCCACGACAGCTCTATGTCGTCGTCTGGACCGAGATCCCAGCCGCTGCCAGCATGCCGGAGTGCAGCCGTGCTGGTGGACACTCTCTCGCCGTCCGAAGTCACCAGGGTCATGGCGCTGCCTCCTTGGCGGGCAGGTCTTGTGCGGGCAGGTGGCTCAGCACGTACGCGCCGAACGCCCGAGCCGCTGGCCGGGGGTGGTCGCTCAGCGTGTACTCAGACCACAGCTCGCCCTGCATCTCCCAAGGGCTGGATGACCCGTAGACCGAGGTCGCCGCTGTAATGGCGTAGCTGTTGCGATCGGCCCAGTCGCCTAGCTGGCTGGGCGTGATCCGGCCTGTCTTGCCCGCCCTGGGGGGCAGGATACCCATCGCCTTGGCCAACGGACCCCAGTAGTCGATGCTCGTCATCATGTGCGGGTTGGCCTTTTCCAGGTGCTGCCCTACCACATGACCCAGCTCGTGGGCTGTAACGGCGTCAGCCGCTGTGTACTTGGAGCTGATCGGCACCCAGAAATGCTGGTCTACCTGGTCCTTTTCCATCTTCTTTGCCGCCGCCACCCCACCGCCAAATGCAGCAGTGACACGGGGGCTTATGTAGATACTGCCGCTGGGCAGCGTCTCGCCCAGTATGGACCCTGCATCGGCTGGCGGCGCGTCCGGAATGTGGTTGGTGATCGTGACGGTCTGGTGGTCAACGATTCCGGGGATTATCTTGTCCTGAAGATCCAGGGCCTTCTGGATCTCGGCTGCCGCCTTGGGCCTGGCCCCTGCCGGTGCCGGGTGGTCAGCGGTGCCGAGCGACCCAGGCGAGAACTTGACCGTCCCGTGCTGCACGGCGTCGGCCAGGCCGCCGTGCACCCACTCGCCGTGCGGGCCGCGCGTCTCGTGCATCCAGGCGTCGCGCCAGGACATGTCGATGACCTGCTGTGACACCAGGTTGGCCCCCTGGACCAGCTTGGAGTTGCCGATGGCCACCCCGGCGATGCCCATGCGCTGGGAGAAGCCGTTGGCGTAGGGGATGGCGACCGACGCGGGCAGGCCGATCCGCTGGATGTTCATCTCGGCGTCGCCCATGAGGGCGTGCGCCGCCCAGCGGTGGTGACCGTCTATGACGTAGTTGTCCTGGCTGACCCAGATCGGCTCCTGGAGCATCTTGTTGACCTTGGGGTTGCCCTGCTGGGCAGCCCGCGCGATGCCCGCCACCGACGCGGCGGTGAGCTGCGTCTGGGTGGCCCGCAGGTCGGCCGTCTTGGCGCGCTCGTTCTTCACGTCAACGCCGTCGGCCTTGAGCTGCCTGCGGAACTCCGGGTCCAGCTCGATGAACTTGTTTGCACCGTGGGCGAGGATCGCCGCCTCGGACCCCGGTTGGGCGGGGCCGCTGAGCTGCGGCATGTCGATGCGCGGGATGCCCAGGGTCTGCTCGTTGAACAGCCGGGTCCCCCTGACAGAGACGAACCCCAGGTCCCAGGCGGGCTCGGCCCCGGTGCTCTTCAGCACCGCGTCCGCCTGCTTGTTGACCTCGTTCTCCAGCGCGGGCAGCTCGGCCGTCCCGTTGAGCCGCACGTGCTTCCCGGCCGCCATGAGCTGCACGGCCTTGGGCATGTCACCCTGCACGTCGATCGGGTCGCCGGGGGTGCCCGCCCCGTCCGGCCGCCCCGGCAGGTTCAGCGCCTTGCGCCCGGTGGCGGGGTCCATCCCCGGCGTGAGCGTGTCCCGGCCCTCGAACCGTTCCAGGTTGCCGCGCGGCTGCGGCAGCCCGTGGGAGACCGGCACGCCGCCGCCGCCGTGGGTCCACTCCCCGTGGACGTTCCGCGCCTCATGGTGCCAGGCGTTCTTCCAGCCCAGCTCGATGGCCTGCTCACTGACCAGTGACAGGCGCACCGGGTCGTCTTCCCAGTCCAGGTCGCCGGGGTAGGTGGTGAACTTATCCTGGGCGATCACCATGCGAACCTGCCCTTCAGCGCCAGCTCGGCGGCGTCCCAGGAGGGGAACTTGCCGATGGACTTGCCGTTAGGCAGTGTCGCGTCGAGCTGTTTGCCTGACCTGCTGACCCGCCCGGCCCACTGGCCGGTGTCGGCGTTCATCACGTCGCTGTAGCCCCAGCTTGCAAACGGGTCAGTCTCCCGCGTGTAGAACGCCGGGGGTGCCGGTGTCGGCCTGGGTCCGGGCTTCGCGCCTGCCGGGACAACCTGCGTGACCGTGGTCTGCCGCTTCCCGCCGACCATCCTGTCGTCGTCAACGCGGAACCGGGTGCCCGGCGGGAACGTGTACTCCTTCTCCTTGCCGTAGTCCCTTGTCCCCTTGCTGAAGAACGCGGGCTGGGCGCGGGACGCCCTCCCCCCGACGGGCACCTTGATGATGATCTTGTCGGTGGGCAGCCCCTTGTCCTCCCCGCCGTACATCTCCGACGTGGCAGCGTCGGTGGTGGCCGACATGAACCCCTTGTCGGAGAACACCTTGCCTTTCATCGACCCGACCGGGCCGAACACCTGGTCGGGGCCGGTCACGTCGCGGTACATGGTGGCGGGCCGGGTGAACGCCGGGGCACGTTCCATCATCGCCTTCAGCGTGCCGATATCCCTGATGTACTCGGCGTCGTCCTTCGTCGGCAACTGCAGGCGGTTGGCACCATAGCCGCCTAGAAAACTGTGCTTGTTGTCGTATAGCGCGGCCTTCGCGCTGGCCGACGGCATGGTGCCGTGCCGCAGGTAGTCGTTGGTGTATGAGAACGTGTCGCGGAACCACACCGTCTTCGCGGCGTTCGCCTCGGCCGGGGTCACGTCCGGCACGGTCCCCTCGCCCGACTTCCACAGGTCCATGCCCGCCAGGGTCTTGCCGCTGACGTGCGCGGCTGGCGCAGTCGGCGGCGCGGCGGCGACCGGCGCGGGGGCGGGTGCCCTCTGCGGCACGGGCCTCGGCGGCGGCGGGGGCGGGGCAACTGGCTTCGGCCGTGGAGCGGCAGGGCGCGGCGTGGCAGCGGGGGCACCGCGCCGCACTGCGCGCATGTCCTCGCGGGGGAACAGCTTGACCGAGCTGCCGTCCTTCAGCGACTCACTGTGCGTCTCCCCGGTGATGGGGTCGAGCAGGTCCATGTCGGTGAAGCGCTTGCGCTTCTTGCCGGTGCCCTCCCAGTGGTGGTGCAGGCCGGTGACCTCCATCGGCACCACGCGGCTCTGGAAGCCGAACCCGTTATCCGCCATCTCAGTCTTGCCGTAGAGCACGTGGTCGTGGAGGCGCACCGCTCCCGCGTGCCGCCCGGTAGCCGCCTTGTCCAGTGCATCATTGTGCCCCGGCCCGGTCACCCACCGGCCGTGCGCGTCCCGCAGCTCCGCCAGCATGCGAGCGCGGGCAGCGGCATGCGACACCCCCAGGTCGATGACCCGCTCGGATACGAGCTGCATCGCGCCTCACAGCGCCTTGGCCTGGGCAATCGCCGCTTTGTACTTCGCCTGGAGCCCGAGAATCTGCGTGTTGAGCTGCGCAATCTGGCTCTTGAGCTGCGCCGCGCTCGCGCTCGACGTGCTCGCCGTGGTGGATGTCTTGGACGCGGTAGACGGCGTGGTGGACGTGCTGGACGGCGTGGTGGAGCTGGCGCTGGTGGTCGAGGCGGAGCTGGCCGTGGTGGCGGGCGCGGTGCTCTTGGTGGTCGATGCCCCGGCCGACGTGGTGCTGCCGCTCTGCCCGCTGCTGGTCGCCCCGCTGGCACTGGCCAGGGCCTTGCGCATCGCGTCGCGCTTGGCGATCAGCGCGTCCGCCTGGGCGCGGTACCCGGCCGCCTGCTTGAGCAGCCCGGCCTTCTTGCCCGCGTTGGACGACGGGTGCGCGGCTGCCTTCTGCTGGCCGCCCTTGGTCGTCCGCGCGCCGCTGCTGCTGCTCGTGTTCTTGCTGGTCTTGCCTGCGGGGGCGCTGCCGCCGGAGCCGAACGTGCCCAGCGGGGTGCGCGAGTCCTGCGCCGCGCCCGCCGCCGTGCCCACCAGCTCGATGTATAGCGCTGTCTGGGCGTTGTTGGCCGCCTCCAGATCCTTGGGGCCGAGTCCTCGCTTGGGTCCGCGCTCGCCCAGGATCGAGTTTCTGACGGACTGGCGGCGGATGGCCCGCGCCACCGCCTTGGGGTCGTGCATCTTCCTGCTGCGCTTGGCCATCTGCGAATCGAAACGCTCAGACGGCGTCTTGACGTGCAGCGCGCGTGACAGCAGGTCAGCAGCCACATCCCCCTTGCTCGGCGGACCCATCCCGCCGATCCACTCGCCGCCCGCGCCCCGGCTCTCGTTGATCCACGACTTCAGGCCCATCTCGATCGCTCCTGCACTGTCATTCGCATGTGCATGCGCACGTGCCTGCTTGGCCCGCCAGTCGGCGTCGGACGCGGTGGACGCGGCGCGCACCTCCGGGCTGGTGTTCTTGCCGCTCTTCCACCGCTTGGTGGCCGCCCGCGCCATCGCGATGGCCTCGCCCTCGTCCTTGGCCCGGCCGGTGCGCAGCAGCGCGTGGGCGATGTTCTGCACGTAGGGCGGCAGCTCCATCCCCTTGACGCCCCACAGCCCCGGCCCGCCCGGCTTGCCGAACGGGTGCGACGTGCTCGCCAGGGCTCCGGTCTGCGCGGACAGCTCAAGCGCCGTGGTCAGGTCGCCGTTGTTGGAGGCCATGATGCCGCTGCCGCGCATCTGCTGGTGCACGGCGGCCTTCAGGTAGCTGACACTCGGGGAGTCCAGCCCGGTGACCGAGAGCGGGTCCTTCTTGATGCGCGGGGCCTTGGGCGTGGCCAGCTTCCCCGTGGCAGGGTGCTTGCCGTACACGTCCGGCCAGATCTGCGCCAGCTCCGGGTGCAGTGGTGCCAGGCCGTTCCCGATTCGCGTGTCGTCCTCGCGGGCCTGCTGCACCCGTTCCGGGGTGATCTGGCGCATCCGCTCGGCTATGGCGGGGAAGTCGTGCCGCGCGCCACGGTCGGGCATCTGGGACGCCTCGTTCTCCCAGTTCTTGCGCCCGCCGCCGACGCCGATCACCGACTTCGGGTCTTCCCGCCCCGGCGCGCGCAGGGCCTTGGCCTTGGGCGGGGGCAGGCCAGGGCCGCCCTTGTAGATCCAGCCGTGCTCGTATCCCTTGGGGCCGACCAGCTCGATCGACGTGGTGAGGTCGCCGTTGGAGGCGGCCACCTGCTTGGTCGCCGCGCTGTCCGTCTGCTGCCCCTTGCTCACGACGATGTCGATGCGGCCGGTGTTCTGCTTGGCCGGGGCGTTCATCGCCTTCTCGTTCGGCCCCCTGGCGGTGGGGTGCTCGTCCAGGTTGTCGTCCACCGGAGCCTTTGGTCCCTGCGGCTCGTCCTGCTCGTTGCGCGGCAGCGCGTTGTTGCTCTGCTGGGTATCGATGATGTCCTTGACCAGCAGCATGTGCCGGTGCACCGC